TGAAACCCTAGATAAGAAGAACTACTCTAAGAGAAATGAGATGACTGGAGCTGACGGAAAGGACTTGCAACCAGTATTAGTTAAATTTATAGATGACTCAACTCAAAACAATAACAATACCGAGGGAGTATCAGAGACTATTTGATAGAGATTGGAGAGAAGCGGCTATCTACGGAGGTCGTTTTTCTTTAAAATCTCACACAGTAGCTAGGCTATTACTTATAAGAGCTAGGCAGGCTAAGACAAGAGTGGCTTGCTTCCGAGAATTTCAATCATCAATCGCTGAAAGCTCCTACCAATTATTACTAGACTTAATCAAGGAGTTTAACCTTACAGATTTTAAAGCTACTCAAAACTCAATCATCAATACTATCAATGGTTCTGACTTTATCTTTAAAGGATTATGGAATAACGAGCAAAGCATTAAGTCTATCGAGGGTATAGATATAGCTTGGGTAGAAGAAGCTCAAACAGTATCAGCAAAGAGCTTAGAAGTTCTAACACCAACAGTCAGAAAAGATGGTTCTCAGATTGTTTACACCTACAATAGACTACTAGAAGATGACCCAGTTCATACAAGGCTTGTAATACAAGGCAGACCAAATACTTTGATACTAAATGTTAATTATGACATTGCTATCAAGTATAAGATGATGCCCGATGTTATTTTAAAAGAAATTGAAGACGACAAAGAGAAGCGACCAAGTCTCTATAAGCATAAGTGGTTAGGCGAGCCAAGCAATCAAGAGCGTAAGGTCTATAAGGATTGGGAATATATCAACGAGATACCACACGAAGCTAAGTTAGAAAGATACGGACTAGACTTCGGTTACACTAACGACCCTACTGCAATCGTAGCTGTCTATAAATACAATGGAGGATTTATCTTTGACGAAGTTTGCTATCAGAAAGGACTAAGTAATAAACAGATAGCAGACATTTTAAACAATCAACCCAAAGCTTTAGTGATAGCTGATAGTTCAGAGCCTAAGAGTATTGACGAGCTTAAACTATACGGAGTGAATATTATCGGAGCTAACAAAGGTCAGGGAAGTGTCAGTCAAGGCATACAGTTTGTGCAAGACCAAAAGTGTTCTGTCACTAATAGGAGCATCAATCTGATTAAGGAATACCGCAATTATTTGTTTATTCAAGATAAAAATGGTAGAATAACTAATGAGCCAGAAGACAGCTTTAATCATTGTATGGACGCAATCAGATATGCTCTGGAAACTTATAAGCCTAGAATAACTAACCCATTTAGCCAACAATCCAAGAAAGGATTTATCTAATATGCAAATTTCTAAAAAAGTCCAAGAAATAATTAAAGCTTGTGATGAAACCTACATCGACCTAGTTGCTGGCAATGGTAACTCATCGACCCTAAGATTTAACCAAAAAGAAATACTTAGGAGGATTAACTTTTATATTAATTCTAAGTATGTTGAGCGTGATGATGACGCTCTATTTTGGAATATTTCTAACTACCGTATTACCCACTTCTCTAAGAACATTGACCTAGACACTAAAGACTTTTTACCTTATGGGGAGGGTGAGATAAACTTTGTGCAGGCTTGGGCTTTGAGAAAGAAAGTTAAAGAGTGGTTCAGAGAGACAGGTTTTTATATGACCCTTAATGATATTTCAGAGGGTCTTGCTACCTATGGCTCAATGGTCTGGAAGAAAGTCAAAGAAGACGGCATAACCAAGCTAGAAGAATGTAAATTAGATAATCTTTACTTCAATCAGAAAGTTAGGAATATTAATGACTCTGACGGCATTGTTGAACTGCACTACCTGTCTAACAATCAGCTTTGGGAGAAAGACGGTATTTGGGATAATGTTAAGGAAGTATTAGACATAGAAAAAGACAAAGATAATATTGAGATTTGGGAGTTCTCTGGTTATTACGCAGAAGATGGTGCAAAGCCTACCTACAAGCACACTATCGGCTATGGCTATGGTGAGAAAGAAATCATACTTTGGGAAGACGATACAGAGGAGACACTATATTACGATTTCCACATTGGCAGGTATCGTGGCAGGTGGCTACGCACAGGTGTTGTGGAAAGACTTTTCAAACTACAAGAACGAGCCAACCAACTCGTCAATCAAAACGCTCAAGCAACTGAAATTGCCAGCCTATTACTTTTCAAAACTTCTAACACTGATGTTGTCGGCAATGTCTTAGAGCAAGCTATTAACGGGCAGATTATCTCTGACCCAGAGTTCCAACAGATTGGTATTGATAACCGAGGACTACAACAGTTTATTTCTGAACTGCAACAGATTGAAGCTCAGGCTGATAAACTTTGTCTCACGCCTGACATTATTCAGGGCGAGCAAGCCCCAAGCAACACTACATTTAGAACAGTAGCAGTTATTAACTCCGCAGCTAAGTCAGCCTTTACTGTCTATAAGCAGAACTTAGGCGAGAAGATTGCTGAGATTTTACTAGCTGATATTTTCCCTACCACTGTTAAGAAGTGGAACAGGGAAACAATGATTGAAATTGCTGAAGATGACCAAGACATTGCTGTCTATGACGAAGCTGTTAAACGCTATATGGCTAAGGAAGCTATGCTTAGTGGACAGCTGGTGACACCAGAATTAGTAGCAGAGATTGACAACATTGTTGCCGAGGGAATTAAGACAGTTGGTCGCAGAGTTAATATCGGTGAGAAGTTCTTTGACTTCAAGTGGGGTTTCAAGATGATGGCTACCAATGAAAGTGTTGATAAATCAGCAATGAACGACGCTTATTTCAATGCTCTAGGTATGGTCCAAGCCAATCCAGCTATTACCGATATTCCTTTGTTTAGACAATACTTAGAGAATAACGGCATTAGTTGGTGGAAGCTAACACCTAAGCAAATGCAACAGTTACAGCAAGCTCAAGGCGGTGCTATGCCAGAGCAAAAGAAGCCAGACGCACTACTAGCACAAGCAAATCCTAGTCAATCAAGTTAAATATGTTAGAATATGACAAGTAATTTCTTAAAGAGTGACGACTGGAAAGAGGCTAAGATGTTTATAATTAGTGAAATTAAGGATAGACCGCTTAACATTAAGACAGAGGGATTAAGTGCTGAAAGAATTGCCATTGAGGTAAGAGCCTCACAAATTGCATCAGATAAGATAGTAAAAGCAATAAAGAGACTTGAGCGTATGATTACGCTAGAACGCAAACAATCACAACCGTTTATATAATCGCTTAGATTATAGACCCGTGGCAGTGCCTACACTCTAATTGGCATAAATCTGGCTTCATAATAGCCTATAAAAAATATGGAAGATGACGAGAAAACTACAACCGACGAGGAAGTAGTGGACACTGAGGACACCAGCTCTACAAGTGGTGAAGAGGAAAGTGATGATACCCCTACATTAGAGGACTTCATTAAACTCAAAGAGACAAACGCAAAGCTGTATGAGCGTGCAAAAAAGGCAGAGGAAGCCGCTAAGGCAGCTAAAGAAACCAAAAAAGACTCTCCAACCTTAAAAACTAATGAAACCTCCAACGGCTTAACTAGGGAAGAGGCTATACTGATTGCTAGGGGAGTTTCTGAAGATGTTATTAACGAAGCTAATGACGTTGCTAGGGCAAAGGGCATAACCCTGTCAGAGGCAATGAAAACTCCGCTAATCTCTGCTTTTATCGAAAAGAAAGAAGCTGAAGAAAAGCGGTCAAAAGCACAGCTAGGTTCGTCTAACTATTCAGGTAAAACTGGTAGTAAGGACATCACTCAAGCTGTCGGAATGACAGAAGAAGAACACCGCAAGTCTATTGGTATGTAATCCAAGTTATACTTAGGAGGTAATTGAATGGTATGGCTTTAGGCTCAAACCACTTTGATACAACCGACTCAGCAATGTTAATCCCAAGTAAGTGGACTAACAGAGTCAATGACTTCTTTAGAGCAGAATTGAAAGCTGCGGCTTTCTTTGAAGACTGGTCTAGCGAAGTTGCAGATGGCGGAAACGTCATCTATATGCCAAACATTACTCAGATGGCTGCTTCTGCTAAGGCTGCTGCTACTGAAGTTGTTTTGGTAGATAACACTGACAGTAAGGTTACTCTTACTATCAACGTTCACAACCACGTCGCCTTTATGATTGAAGACGCTGTTGGTTCTAAGATTAAGGCTAGCTACAAGGCTCAGTCTCTGTATGCTCAAAATGCTGGTTACAGCGTAGCAGCTACATTGGAAGATGCTTTGTTGCAGCTCTGTCGTGGTTTCAGCCAGATTGTTGGTTCTTCTACCAACGTGACTGCTGACTCCGACATTCGTTTGGCTATCCAATACTTGGACACTGCCAACGTTCCACAGAGCGACCGTGCTTTCTTCTTGCACCCATTTGTTGTTTGGACTCACTTGCAAGCTATTGACCGCTTCGCATTGGTTCAGAACACTGGTGGTGCTGACCCACTCTTGAAGGGTGAAGTCCGCAAGTTGTATGGTATCCCTGTTATTATGACTTCTCGTCTCGGCACTTACCTTGGTCACCGTGACGGTATGCTTGCCCACAAGTCTGCATTGGCTTTTGCTTGTGCTAACCCAAGCGGTATGGCTGGTCCAAACAAGGTTCGCTTACAGACTGATTATATCTTGCAACACCTCGGCACTCTTGTAGTAGCTGACTTGATGTATGGCGTAATCGAAAATCGAGATACGAGTGGCGTGTGGATTAAGTCCAAGAGTTCCTAAACATAATTAATAATTTAATTTGTTCCCGCTTGAGCCTTCAGTTCACGCCGATAGGCTCAAGCGTGGCGTGAAAGCAAATATGCCTGTTAAAATTGAAATAACTAAAAAAAAATATGGCTTCATTGACGGGACTACTGGGCAGGAGATTACAGCAGAGGAATTTGCCGAAAAATATCCAGCAGTGGGATTGGGAAGACATAGAGTGGATACAACAACGGACCAGACTGGACAAGCAAGTCAAGAAAATTAAATCAAAAAAACGCTATGTCTAAGGTTTATTTTATTGGCGGAAATTATATGGGCTGTTGGTACGTTCGTTGTCTTCTGCCGATGATTGAGAACGGCTGGCTAGGCAACCATAAGGGCTTGAGCAGGGCTTTAAAGCCAGCTAGTCAAATAGCTCAAGAGTCAATGATGTCTGATATTATAGTTTTTCATAGGGGAGACTCAGTCAATCATCACAAAACAGCTATCGAATATAAGAAAATGGGTAAAAAGATTGTCTTTGATAATGATGATACTTTCAAGCTAGACGACACCCACGCATTCTATAAGCTAGATGAGGCTGGATTTGACCAAAATGTCGATTACAAGAACAATCTCATCAATAACTTTATAAGGAACTCAGACCTAGTCACCTGTTCCACTGAGTTTCTGGCTAAGGAATATCGTGAATATAACCCTAATGTTATAGTCCTACCTAACTGCATCAATGAAGATGATTGGGACGAGCCACTTAGGAATGAGGGCGACAAGGTTAGAATAGGCATTGTCGGTTCAACTGCCTATTATCACGATTTTGATATTATTAAGCCTGTAATAGAGCAACTACACGATAGAGATGATGTGCAGTTAGTTATGTTCGGTCTCCATACCAAAAAGCTAAGAGAAGAAAATCCAAAAGTTAATGAAGTTCATCAAAGAGAGTATGCTTTTTGGGACAAGCTAACCAAACTAGAGTTAGTGCCTTGGAAAGAGATGGTAGAATACTTCACCACACTAAACGAGCTAAGATTAGATATTCTATTAATACCTCGTAGGGAGTCTTACTTCAACAGGGCTAAGTCAAATGTTAAGTTCCTAGAAGCTTCAATGCTTGAAATACCTTGCATAGTGTCTAGGTTTAGCGGTGACCCTTACGAGAACGACATTGACGGAACTAATGGGAGGTATGTGAAAGGTGATAACGCTGATGATTGGCTCAAAGAGATTAATTTGCTAATAAATGACAAAGAATTGAGGCGTTCAATGGGCAAGAAAGCCCGTGAATATGTAATTAAAAATCATAATATTAAAGATAAGGCTCATCTCTGGGAGGAAGCCTACAAAACACTATATGAGAAAAATTAAAATTACAGACCAAAAGACTATTGATAAGTTGGGTCAGAACACCACTATTAATATTGACCAAGAAAAGATTATTGCCGAATTGCGTGAAGTTGAGGTTAAGGGAAAGGACTTAGAAGCTCGTTTTAATAAGAATATGGCTAATTCTGAAAGGGTTATGGAAAGAGCCAGACCTCTTGTTGATAAGTTGATTGCTAAAGAGAAATTAGAGGAATATGAATATGTTTCTAAGGTTTCACAAGATAAAGAAACGCTAGAGTGGAATATTGAAATTGGCAACGCCCTAGAAGAATTTAAGCATAATTGGAAGCATAGGAACGATAAAAAGGAAGAAGAAAATAAATAACATGATACATAGAAACGAGTTTGGAAGTTACTATCAAAAACACTACAAGACTGGATTAGGCGTTGAGGTCGGTGTTCAGAACGGCTACTTTGCACAGGAAATATTAAAAGATTGGAAAGGTCAGCTTAAATGTGTTGATAGGTGGATTGAGCCAGTCGAGGAGTGTATGGCTGAAAGTATCTTAGGCAGGGATAGAATGGTCAAAGGCGACTCTGTTGAGTCAGCCAAGTTATTCGAAGATGAGTCTTTAGATTTTGTATTTATAGACGCTGGGCATAGATACGAGGAGGTCAAGGCGGATATAGAGGCTTGGTTTCCTAAAGTTCGTAAAGGTGGCATTGTTAGTGGTCACGACTATGTGGAGTATAACGACTTCGGTGTTATACAGGCAGTAGATGAGTTTGTAAAGGATAAATATACCCTAGAACTAACCGAGCAAGATATGTGGGAGGGTGTTAATTTCAAGTCTTGGTATTTCACAAAATGATTAAGAAGATTTACACAACTTGGGTCTCTGACAAGCCTTATCCAGTAAAGTATCTGCCTTTCCTAGAGGGCTGGAAGCTACTGATGCCTGACTACGAAATTGAGGTTATAAGCCTCTCTAGTGTAATAAAAAGTAAGTTTGTGGTAGAAGCCATTAAGCTTGGAAAGCATGCTCTAGCAGGGCATTATGGGCGTTGTGAGCGATTGTATGAGACTGGCGGACTATACCTTGATATTGATGTAGAAGTTCTTAAAAGATTTGACCCTTTATTGAGCAGTTCGTTTATAGGCAGAGAGGACGCAGGAATGGTTAATAATGCTGTTATGGGATTTGAGAAAGGACACCCGATGCTGAAAGCCTGCTTAGACTATATGGACAGTGTGGATATAAATATGCCAAGTATAGAGCTGGAGACTGGCCCTTGGCTGTTCAACAGACTATACAAAGACTTTGATGTTACAGTTTATCCCGAAGAATACTTTTACCCATATCATTACACCAAAACATTTACTCCTGAATGTATAAAAGATAATACTTATGCCATACACCACTGGGCTAAAACTTGGGGTTAGTATAATAACACCCTACTGGGGTGCTTATGAGAGATATTTAGAGGACTGTTTAGCAAGTATTAAGAGTCAGACTTATACTAATTACGAAGTGATATTAGTAAATGACTGCACTGATTTGCCCACAGCGAGAAATAAAGGCATAAGGCAAGCCAAAGGAGAATACATTTGCATATTAGATGTAGATAACAAGCTAACACCAGAATATTTAGAAAAAACAGTTGGCAAGGGCGATATAGTTGCTACTCATTTACAGTTTTTCGGGGAAAGTAATGGTAGTTTTCAGCCAAGCACCAATCCGACACTGGAAATGTTTAAGGTTGGCAATCAAATAGATGCTAATGCTATTTTTAAAAAGAAAGTATGGGAAGATGTTGGTGGCTATGATGAGAATATGAAAGACGGCTGGGAAGACTATGATTTTTGGGTAAGGTGTCTATTGAAAGGCTATCAAATAACAGTTATTCCTGAGCTACTACTCCTATACAGGAAGGTAGATGAGTCAATGTCAGTCACAGCAGGCAGAAAGAGCGGAGAACTACATAGCTATATTTTAAATAAGATTAATGATGCACTACTTGCGTAATAAATTTTGTGCTATAATAAGATAGTTATTATTTAAAAATAATTATATTCAATTCTCAGACACAAGCAACAATACAGGTATAATCCAAGAGGCTGAGAGGCTGACAGACCTTGGCTATACCACCGTATCTGGTGACACAACTAAACTTAAAGAATTTACTGTCTTGGCTAATAATAATGGTCACAAAGTTTGGCATGCTATTTTTATGTCAAATGGTAATTGGCAGTATGATGACGGAAACCAGACTGACTTGCCACAAGCAACAACCAACATCACTACTGGAACTGCTAAATACTCTATTCCATCAACTGCTCTGACTGTTCAGCGTGTAGAGCTTTTAGACGTTTATGGGTTGTGGTATTCACTGACACCAATCACTAAGGAAATGCTGGTAAGTGAGGCTGTTGATGAGTTTATGAAGACTAATGGACAGCCTAAATATTACCGCTTAATCGGCAATACTATTGAGCTATTCCCTGCTCCTGACTACACCCAAGACTCATCACTGAAGGTCTATTTCGACCGAGCTTCATCAGACTTCGCCACTTCCGACACTACTAAGACCCCTGGCTTTGCCTCACCTTATCACCAGATTATTCCATTAGGTATGGCGATTGACTGGCTCAAGGTTAAGCAGCCTAACAGCCCGACACTAGCCGTTTATATTCAGGATTATTTGAAATTAGAGGACAACATTAAAAAATATTATAACAAAAGGTGGAAAGACTTTAAGCCTACTATTAGTAGAACTAGGCAAACCTTTAAATAAAATATGGCAACTTATACAAAAATTGACTCATTTGTTGAGAACTTGGCTGAGGGATTAATTAATCTTGGTGGCACTGGACTAACTATCGCCTTGACTAATACTCCTCACACTTCAACTTGGGACGAACTAGCCGACCTAACTCAGATTTCATACACTAACCTTTCTAGTAGGGTTTTGACTGTTTCCTCATCTTCTCAGACTAGCGGAACTTATAAATTAGTATTGTCTGACCTTACCTTAACCGCTTCTGGCTCAGTCGGTCCATTTCAGTATGTCTATATTTACGACGATGCCTCTACTGGCGATAAATTAATCGCTTATTATACTCTTCCGTCAGCAGTCACTATGTCTAACGGCGAAACCTTACTCTTAGATTTCGACGGCTCAACTGGCGTAATTCAATTAGCTTAATATGGCGGTAGCTGTCGGCACAGTCACGACTGGGACAGTATCAAGCTCCACTGGTTTAACATTTAATCACAATGCCACTGGGGCTTCTTTGTTGATGGTTTATGCTGGAAGTAGGGGCAGTGGCGGACCAACGGTTACTGGTGTTACTTTCAACGGAGTAGCAATGACTCTAGTAGATGGTGGTGTCGAGGCTCAAACAGGCGGTTATTGGTATTATTTGCTTGCTCCTGACACTGGCGCTCATAATGTGGTAGTTAGCTTCAGTGGAACTGTTAATGCTGGTGGAACTGCTGTTAATCTTTCGGGGACTTCTACAACAGCCCCTATCGGTGGCTATGGAAAGACTCAATTTAACGGAGGAACTACTGCCACCAGAAACACTACTTGTGTTGCAACCAGTATTCTTCTAGCTGGCTTCAGTCTTACTAATTCTGGGAACGCCATAACTGTTGATGGGTCACAAACAAGTGACTCTAATTTTTCTTATACTAACTCGGCTCACTCTGTCAGCCACAAATCAGTATCTGCTGGGGTTAATGCGATGACATACACGACTAGCAATCCTATTGCTGATGGCGTTCTAGTTACTGTTGAAATTAAGCCACCACTAGAGCCTGTTACTATGGGCTTAGGTTCTTATACCCTAACAGGTCAGTCAGCGTCGTTTATCAGGTCATACAGACTTGTTTGTGAGCTAGGGTCATACACCCTAACAGGATATAACGCAGCAATCAACAAAGCCTATACCGTCGTAATGGGTTTAGGCTCTTATGCACTGACTGGGTATTCCTTGGCTACAAGCAGAACTTATAGGCTTGTTATGGGCTTAGGCTCATATACCTTAACTGGAATAGATGCTATAATAAAGATGAGCTACAAGCTAGTTGCTTCTCTTGGTTCTTATGCCTTAACTGGCTATGACCTAGTGACTAGAGGTCAGAGATACACTTACGACACTAAGCCGACAAGTTCATATTCAAACGACACTAAACCAACAAGCTCTTATAGCAACGATACTAAACCAACTTCCAGTTATTCTAACGACACCAAGCCTAGTTCCAGCTACTCAAACGATACCAAGCCGAGCAATAGTTGGATTAACGATGAAAAATTATGATTGCAAAACCTTTGATTTCAATCGATAAATTCAGTGGAATGACCGATGAGGGTGGTATTTATTACCTTGATGGTTTTAGTCCTGAAAAAGAAAGCGGCTTATATTCATTAGATGAGAATTACTTTACTAATGAGCTTTTAAATTCTTCAACGACTAACTTTACGGGCTTTAACTGCGTAGCGATGACTGTTTTAATGCCCCTCACCAGCTCTAATTTATCAGCTGAAACATTTGGCTATAAGTTGATGATTAATGATATTGGCTATATCTACGCCAGTGGTAGAGGCACAGTAGGCTCTGGTGGTGTTTATAGAGGTCGTATTGGAGGTTCTGCTTCAAGTGGGACATTTAGGTCATCTTACAAGCCTGACCTCTTTCAGTTGCCCTCTGGTAATGTTTTATGGACTTCTAAACTGCACACAGGTGTTATGTATAGGGGTCTAGTCAAAACAGGTTCATCTACAACTAAGATTGTTGATAATGCTGGTCGCAACTTCTCCACTCTAGGAATATCAACATCAGCTCCTAACAATAAGGTTACTAACTTAGTCACTGGCTCTGAATACACTGTCACTTCAATCACTACCACCAACTCAACTAATGACACTCTTAACTTCACAGCCATCGGCTCTACCGCTAACACCGCCAATGATGAATTTATTGCTTTTGTCTATGACAAATTTAACCTCAATACAGGTGTTACAATCCCTACTTTCCAAGGTCAATTAGCTACCCAAGAAGATTGGCAAAGACCAATCCAGCAATACGGAGACCAGTATATGATTTTAAACGGAAATTATATCGCTCTACTTGCTACTGATGAAACTACTATTGACCAAACCTATAAACAGCTTCCAGTCACTTTTCAAGGCGTGACTCTTAGTGTCAATGGCAGTCTTATCCTAGTCAGTGCTTATGACAATCAGAACAGAGCTTATCTATTACTTTGGGACGGACATACAGACGGCTGGAACGAAATAACCCCTATCGATAAGCAGCCTAACAGCCTAAAGCCTTACGGAACTGGCTGGGTTTATTTAGCTGACGGCGTAGTTACTTATACAGATGGAAGAAATATTCAGAAGCTAATAGCAGTGCCAGACTATTTAAGCTCGACAAAGGGCGGTAATACTTATTCACACAATGGAATTGTCATACTTAATGATATTTTTTACTTTGCCTATGTCACGGGTAATCACGGCAAGAATAGGGACAACAATTCAGTAATGGTCTTTAACAAAAAGACTGGTCTAACATTTTTCAAATGCAAATCACTATCCACTGATTATGGCTACCCATACTGCATTTATTCCTACCCTAACAACAGTGAGATTGATATTGGTGCTGGCGAGTCTTTAAATAACTTGACTTTCTTTACCCCAAATAGCTCATCTGCTGTTACTCGGAGCGTGGTAGAGTTTATTGACTTTAAAGAGGAGCAGAAGATTGGTGAAGTTTGGCTCAACCTTAAATACACCTCTAAAACCTATTATGCCCTAGATACGACCTATGTTGGAGACATCACTGTATCAGTCGGAAATGGAAACTATGGATTAATCGGGTTTGGTCAAGTAGCTACCAATACTACTACCACTTGTGCTAATACTGCTGGAGCGACTAGACCGGCAACAGTCGGTCAGGAGATTGAATTTACTAGCGGTGCTAATGCTGGTCAAAGAACTTTCATTACCTCTATTGCAGACGCAGGGACTAGTTCTGAAGTTTGGACTGTTTCCCCTGCCCTAACCAATAGTTCTGCTTCTAGTTCCAACTGTCGTGTTTGGCAATTAAAGAAACAACAACAGAAGACTATCAGTGCCAGCGACCTCAGTAAGCCAATCCGTTTCCAAACTAATTTCTTAGGCGATAAAATGTATTTGGAAATTACTATTAGAGGAAATGCTAATGCTATGCCTTTGAGTATTCAAAATATTATGCTATTCTAAGTGTATGGAAGATAAAAAAGGAGGACAAGATTTTACAGAAATTGACATCAGCATTTCTAAGCAAAATGAAGATTTTTTAAATGACAGATACATTAATGATTTGAAGAATATTGCCCTCACTAACGACACTATCCCGACATATACTCCTAAGAAGCTATCCGAATGTTATTACATTTACAAAAACGGTTCTACTCAAAGATTGTATGTTTATGTGAATAATGCTTGGACTTACTCAAACTTAGGGGCTGGTTCACTAAACTATTTTTCTGGTCGTGGAACGCACGGAGCTGGAGGCGGAACTAGCAACGAAAGCTTTACTGGTTGTGGTTTTCAGCCAACAGTTCTAAAAATTACTGCCTATCCGTCTGGAAACTACAACTCCAACAGCATCGGAACTCATAAAGGCTCTACTACCAACACTATTTTCAATTACACTAACGGCGGCTCTCATACTGCAAGCGGTGACAGCGGTTCAATCATAATTATTTGGGATAACTCCCTATCTACTAATACCCTTGCAAGCTTTGTTTCATTTGACGCTGACGGCTTTACTATTGATTGGACATCTGACAGCGTAGCGGTTACATATCTTTGGGAGGTTTGGGGATAATTTAAAATATGGCAAACGATTTTTATAAAAAAGACGGAAGTTATTACCAAGCAGACACAAATGCTAAGATTTTAGATTTGCCAGCTCTGCAAAAATACGCAACTCTTGGAGGAAAAGAAATTGCTGCACCTACTATTCAACCTACCACGGGCGTTGGTCTATACAAGGCCGGTATTGGCACTACTATCCCGAATCAACTATCTACCAGCAACCTAACATCTAGTAGCACAATCCCTCCTGCTATTAATTCTACTCAAGCCTATGATGAAGCCTTTGCTAAGGGTCTTGGACTAGGTCAGGCACAAGCTCTCAAGGACTTACAAGCTCAACAGGAAGCACAAAAAGCTACCGACCAATCTACTCTATCTAGCAGTGAAAAAGCCTTCAACGACCTAGTAGCTCAAATTAGTGGCAAAGGTAAGGCACAAGCAGACCTCCAAGCTTCTCTAGGGGTCAATGATATGACCAAGCAACTTTCCGATATAAACGCTCAATTAGCGGCTAAAACAGGCGAATTTAACTCATTAATAGAGCAGAATAGAGGTAAGGCTATCAATTCAAGGATTATTGGAGGAACTGAAGACAAGTTAGTAAGACAGAAAGGCATTGAAACAGGCACGCTATCGTCTATCGCTCAAGCTATCCAAGGCAATATCTCTACTGCTAAGCAGACCGCCGAAGACACTATTGCTTTCCAATACGCTCCACTAGAGAACGAACTAGAACTCAAGAAAATGCAACTTGAAAGGGCTTATACTACCTTTGACGCATCGGAAAAGAAAAGAGCAGACCAACTTCTACAAGTAATGAGCGAACAAAAAGCTCAAATCACTGCTGAAAAGGCTGTTAAGTCTAAGATTAATGACATAATGATTAAGGCTTCTCAGAATGGAGCTGACGCAGAAACTCTTAAAGCGATTATGGCTAGTAAAGACGAGCAGAGTGCTATTCTTAATGCTGGAAGCTTCCTATCTGCTAGCGATTATGCTGTCAATTCCAAGACTGGACAGCTATACAACAAGAAGACTGGTGAAACTGTTGGTGCTAGTGTAGCTAAGGGTGGTGTTTCTAGTGGTGGTGGCAAAACTGTAACTAATCAGACGACTGGTGCAAAATTCAGTGATACAGCCATTAACTACGCCAAAGATATTCTAGCTGGTAGAATTAATCTCACAGCAGTTCCTGAAAAAATTAGAGGTGAAGTTATTAACGCCAAAAACAGCCTAGAGATGACTGAAAAACCACTAGCCGACAAACTACAAGCTCAAGGCTTAGGCGATAAAATAGCTCAGATTAACGAAGTATTGAATAGTAAGGGTTTGTCTGGTTCTGTCGGAGCTTACGGAATAAGTAGGTGGACACCATTTAGCCCTGATAAGGCGGACAGGCTAGATTTCATCGCTTCTGTTGAACAGCTTATTAACCAAGAGACCATTGATAAGTTGGTTCAGTCTAAGGCGGCTGGTGCTACCTACGGTGCTTTAAGTGAGGGGGAAAGAGTTATGCTCGCTCAATCAGCTTCTCGTATCGGTAGCTGGAAGATAGTTGATGACAAAGGCAATGTTACTGGTTATAAAATTAGTGAAGATTTGTTTAAAAAAGAACTAAATAAGATTAAAGAACTTGCACAGCGAGCTAAAGATAGGATTACTACTGACTCAGTAATCACCACCGATGACCAAGTTTTAAGTGATGATGCGGCTTGGGAAGAATATCAAAAAATAAAATCTCAATAGTATGCCCTTAACAAGAACACAATTTGACGCACTAAGAGCCAAAGGATTAACTGTTGAGCAGATAATTAGGTTTGAAAAAGGCGAAACCCCTAAACAAAGCTTTCTTCAAGAAACTGCCGAAGATATTAAGCAGACTGGCACGGCTTTAAAAAACACATTAACGGACACTATGAATAGGGTCGGACAAGCTACTGCTGCCGAAAAGGCTGGCGAGCAAGGAATGGCTAGAACCGCATTGCAGAAGACTGGTGCTGTCGCTAAGGGTCTTTCTGGTGCTGTCGGTGATGTAGTCACTGGTGCTGTTAAAACAGTCTTACCTAAGTCTGCTGAGCAAGGTATTAAAAATACTCTACAATCGTCACTACAAGCTATTACTCCTATCGCTAAGAAGATTGATGAAGCTTCTGGTTCTCCAGTTGGGACTTGGTTAGAAAAGTATAAAGCTCTTGACCCCAAAACTAAGCGTGATGTTGATGCTTTATTTGGTATTGGCAATCTAGCTTTAGATATTGCTACTGCTGGAGCTGGTAAAAAGGCTGTTAGTGCTGGAGCTGGTAAAAAGGCTGTTAGTGCTGGTGTCGATGTTGCCGTAAAGGGAGCTGAAAAGACTAGTCAAGTCCTGAAGAGTGGAGTAACTAATACTGCAGCAGCTATTGAAAAACTAAAAACTCCGTTAAAGGCGGCTGGTCAAGCAAGTGTTGAATTGTCTGAAAGAGTCCCTAGAGCGATAGGAAGAGTTAAAGAATCTGCCAACGAAGCAGTTGCTCGTTCGGCACGAATCAAAGCAGCTACTCCAGAGGTTGCCAACGCCATTAAATCTAAATTAGATGATAGATTTATAAACACTATTGCAGAAGCAGATGATTCTACTAGAAGAGCCTTTAAGCAGGTTGTTGATATTGCTGAAGAAACTCCTAAAACCGTAGGCTTGAAGAAGCAACCTTCTATTGTTAGCGGGGAGCTTGCTTCCAAGCAGTATGATTTAATAAATAAACAGAAAAAGAGCGTGGGAGCAGAATTGGGTGAAAAGGTTAAACAACTTTCTAAAACAGAAAGGGTTAATATGGAAGAAGGTTTCAGAGAACTTGATGATGTGCTTGGGAGTCAAGGTATTTATATCAGATACACTAAAAAAGGTCCTAAGCTAGATTTTTCAGGCACAAAATATACTCCAGCTGAAAGGACTAAAATTCAGGAGCTTTATAAGCTATCATCAGAGGGTGGATACAGTCTATCTCCTAGCAGTATTCGTGCTAAAGACCAGTTGTTTAGCAAACTCCAAAGAGAGGCTGCTATGGAGGGCGTTGGTAGGATAATTATAGAAACTGCAGATGGAAATAAAAGCTTATTTAATATTTTTAGAGATGTTTTTTCTAAAAACCTTGAAGCTGTCTCGCCTGAAATTAAAAAGTTAAATAAAAAATATCGTGACCTAGCCCTAATCACTGAGGACATCGAAGATAGTATTTTAAGGACTCCTAACTTTAATATAACTAAAACTGCTGACCCTGCTGAATTTGCTAAAGTCAATTTAAGAAGAATATTTGGCGAGGCTCAAAGCTCTCCAGTATTTGAAGCGATTGCAGACCAAATGGATAGTGTTGCAAGACAATTGGGTTATAGAGAGGCTTCGCCTAAGCAAGTAGCAGAATTTACTCAAGAGCTAAGAAAGCTCTATCCTGAGTCAGTGCCTAAAACAGGCTTTGCGGGGGGCGTTTCATCAGGAGTTTCTGGAGCTATTGGAAGCTTAGTTGAAGCAACTTTGAAAGCAGGAACTCCAAACATAACAGACCAAAGAAAGGCTCTAAGGTCATTAATTGAGTCTTACTTAAAAAAGACTAGTCCAAAACTGAAATAAGCAACAACAACCTTAGTTGTTACAGAGAAGCAGTATTAAATAGACTATAAAAAGCCAAGGGAATAAACACCCGAGCCAAAAAAGTAAAAGTAGGATTAAACAACTAGACATAGTAAATAAATTAGTAATCCTACATAAGCATACATTTAATAAAAAGTCAATAGTATGGAAACCATAATAACCAAAGAAAACCTTGATAAATTGCTAGAATTAGGCAAAATCAGTCAAGAAGAATACAAGCGATTAGCAAGGCTTCAGGCTATTATGATGGCTGAAAAGAAGCCTACTGAGTTTATTTACGACGAACTAGAAGCTATTAAAGAGAAGTTTGCTGATATTGTAGAGAACACAAAAGCTATCAAAGACATCAAAGTCCCTAAGATTAAAGTTGTAGCTGGAGAAAAAGGAGAAAAGGGTGACTCTATCGTCGGACCAATGGGCAAGCAAGGTCCAGCAGGCCCTAGAGGTGCAGACGGAAAGACACCTGTTGCAGGCAAGGATTTTCCAATGCCTAAAGACGGAAAAGATGGCAAGGACGGAAAAGATGGCAAGAGTATCGTTGGCGATAAAGGTGATAAACCAGACCATAAATGGGAGGGAACTAAACTTAAATTTGAACAACCAGACGGGTCTTTGGGAAAGGCTGTTGATTTAAAGGGTAAAGACGGCAGGTCTTCCAGCTCTTTCTTTGGTGGTGGATTATTCAGTGTTGCTACCGACTCAACCCTAAGTGGTGACGGAACTTTAAACAATCCGCTATCAGTTCAAAGTGCTGGTGCTTCAGCCTTTACTTCGCTTACCGATGTTCCTAGTTCATATGTTGGTCAAGGGACTAAGTTTGTTCGTGTTAATGGAGCTGAAACAGCCTTAGAGTTCGCTACTGTCTCAGGTGGTGGAGACGCACTAACTTCCGCCCCTCTCTCGCAATTTGCTGCCACTACTTCAGCTCAACTAGCGGGCGTAATTTCTGACGAGACAGGCTCAGGTGCGTTGGTCTTTGCAGACACGCCGACTCTCGTCACTCCAGTCTTGGGGGCAGCAACAGGCACAAGCCTACAACTTTCAGGCTTAACCGCCTCAGAGTTACTAAGCACTGACGCTTCTAAAAATCTAACCTCACTAGCTGTCGCAAGTTACCCATCACTAGCAGAAATTGCTTATGTCAAAGGAGTTACTTCAGCTATCCAAACACAGCTAAATGCTAAGCAGGCTACCTTAGTCTCTGGCACAAATATTAAAACAATCAATGGCACTTCTTTATTGGGTAGTGGCGATATTACTATTGCTGGCACGATTGACGGCTCTGGAACTACTAACGAGCTTGCTTACTGGACTGATGCCGACACACTAGGAACTCTAGCTGTTGCTACCTACCCAAGTCTTGCTGAACTAGCCTATGTTAAAGGTGTAACAAGTGCTATACAGACTCAATTAAACAACAAACAGCCACTAGACGCTGACTTAACTACTATTGCAGGTCTTACTGCTACTTCTGATAACTTCCTACAAGCTAAGTCTTCTGCTTGGGCTTCTCGCACGCCTACTCAAGTCACTGCCGACCTTATCGCTTTTGTCGGTGACTCGGGTTCAGGCGGAACGAAAGGTCTTGTTCCAGCTCCGACTACTGGAGATGCTACTAAATATCTCAAGGGTGACGGGACTTGGGCGACTGTTTCTGGCGGTGGAGATGCTTTAACATCTAACCCACTATCTCAATTCGCATCAACCACCTCATCTCAGTTGGCTGGTGTTATTTCAGATGAAACTGGTTCTGGTGCGTTGGTTTTTGCTGATACTCCCACCTTAGTCACTCCAGTTCTCGGTGTTGCTACTGCCACCTCTATCAATAAAGTAGCGATTACTGCTCCAGCCACTTCTGCTACATTAACTATTGCTAATGGCAAGACTCTAACCGCAAGCAACACTATTACCTTTACCGCCACTGACGGCTCTACTCTAGCTATCGGTGCAGGTGGCACACTCGGCTCTGCTGCTTACACAGCTTCATCGGCTTATGAAGTCCCTCTTACTTTCTCCACTGGTCTTACTCGTTCAACTAACACAATCACAGTAAATACCACTCAAAACATTGCTAAACTTTCTAACCTAACTTCTAACGGATTTGTTAAGACTTCTGGCGGTGACGGCACACTAAGCGTTGATACTAATACCTATCTAACCTCATTGACTGGTGCAGTTCTAACCGACCAGACTGTCGGTCAAACTATCGGTGCGACAGGAGCTAGACTGACTAAACTCTGGGCTACTGATATAACTGTCACCAATGCAATCTCTGGTTCTATTACTGGTAATGCTGCCACTGTAACTAACGCTACTTTGACTACGGCTCTCACAGTAAATACTGGAACTCTGACACTGACTGCTAACGCTGCTAACAACTCTGTCTTAACTATTGGTGCTGGTGCTGTTTCTGTCTCAGGAACTAACACTGGCGACCAAACTTCTGTCACTGGTAATGCAGGCACGGCTACTGCTCTACAAAATGCACGCACGATTGGTGGCGTATCTTTTGATGGAACTGCTAGCATTGTTCCTCAAACTATTCAGAGTGTGAACGAAGCAACAGATACTACTTGCTTCCCATTATTCATCTCTGCCTCTGGCTCTCAATCTCTCCAGCCATTAAACAATGCTGGCTTTATTTATAATTCAAGTGCTAACTCTCTCACTGCCA